GGTCAATGATTCTTGAAGGCAAGGTGCGCCACAACGGTGAAAAAATGCTTGCAGAACATGTATGCCGTGCGGTCATTACCAAAACGGCGCAAGGCGTCGTTCTGTCATCGCAAAAATCGCCAGGCCCAATCGAGTTGTGCCGGTGCATGGCGTGGGCCGTGGCACTTGTCAGCAAACCAAAGCAAGCAACAAAACCCATGCTGGTCATCACAGGGTAAGTACACTCACGCTAGGTGTCTGTCTGTGTCGGGCAGGCAGGCACCACCTACCGAAAGCATCTCATGGCATTATTCAATCGAGTGAACAAAGCAGCAATCAGTCCTGCCGTTGAAAAACGAGCAGCCGTTGGTGGCACCTACGGTGGCAACGCACCGACCAACGGTGGCGTCGGCATGATCGGCCAGTACTACGCCTACCAGGAAGGCGAAGCGCGAAACCGTGCCATGCAAGTTGCAGCCGTCAGCCGTGCAAGAGATTTGCACTGTTCCGTCATCAGTGCCATGGGCTTGAAGATGTATCGCAAACAGTGGAACGAAATTGATCGTGACATGGAAGAAATCGAACTTGCACCACGTTCATGGCTAGGCAGACCAGACCCTGCAATCCCTTACGAAACGCTTATGGCATGGACCCTGGATGATTTGCTTTTCTTTGGAAGGGCTTTTTGGTATATAACCAGTCGCACCCAAGATGGCTTTCCAGCATCATTCACACGCCTACCGGCAGGCTCAATCACCACCACCGACCAGTCAGGCCCTGTTTGGTTTGCACCGTCAAGCATGGTGTATTTCCAAGGCGGTGAAATTGACCCTGTCAACCTGGTGCAATTCATTAGCCCTGTACAAGGCGCAATCTATTCATCTGCAAGCACTATTGAAACAGCGTTAGAGATTCAGGCCAGCCGTTTGCGCAACGCCGCATCAGCAATTCCATCGGGCATCTTGAAACAGACCGGTGGCGAACCTTTGAGCGCATCAGAACTGGCAGACTTGGCGTCAGCGTTTAATGCTGCACGTGCGTCGAATCAGACAGCTGCACTAAATGAGTTTTTGACTTACGAACCAACCAGTGCCACACCGGACAAAATGTTGCTAATCGAATCTGCAAACTATTCTGCGCTAGACATTGCACGACTAATGAATATCCCGCCGTACCTTTTGGGTGTCTCGACCGGATCGTATTCTTACCAGTCATCAGAGCAGGCCCGCATGGACATGTGGATGTTTGGCACAAAAGTGTTTGCAGAATGTATTGCAAGCACCCTTTCGTCAGATGCCATACTTCCCCGCGGCACTTGCGTAGAGTTTGACGTTGACGACTATCTAGGTGAAACCATCCTGATGGACTCAAACATCAACATCAATGAACCAGCCGAAAACACACAAGAGGAACTTGCATGATCCGTTTTACAACTGACCGAATCACAGTCACCGCAGCCGAAGGCGACACCACAGGCGAACGCCGCATTGACGCAATAGCCGTTCCGTATAACCAGTACGCAACTGTTAGCGATGGCACCGAAGTGCAATTCCTGCCAGGCTCATTACCAATAGACGGCAAAGCACCACGCGTCTTCATGTATCACGACGCATCAAAACCAGTGGGCATCGTCACTGAAAGAATTGACACGCCCGAAGGAATGCTTGCAAGCATGAAAATCAGTCGCACCGATTTAGGCGACGAAGCACTGGTCTTAGCAGCCGATGGCGTCATGGATGTGTCCGTAGGCGTCAACATCATTTCTGCGACAAGAGACAAAGACGGCCGCATGACCGTCACCGCAGCCGACTGGCTCGAATTGTCACTTGTCCCCATTCCTGCATTCAGTGGTGCTACCATCACGGATGTGGCCGCGTCAGCGGAAACAGATCCCGATACAAATCCAGAAACCACAGAACCAGTCGAGGAGACAACCGAAGTGGAAGCAACACCAGCACCAGCAGAAGCCATCGAGGCCGCAGCAATCCCTACACCATCACTTCCTGCACAGGCCAAGCGCAAGTTTGCACTTCCGTCTGCTGCTGACTGGATGGCCGCATACCACATCGGTGGCGACACGTTTGCAAAAGTAAATGCAGCCGTAGCCGAATGGCAGTCAGAGCATCAGACCGCATTGCAAGCAGCAGCTGGCGATGTGGCTACCACCAGCACGCCGGGCCTCTTACCTGTTCCGGTGCTCGGTCCATTGGTGCAAAATATCAACTTCGTGAGGCCTGTGGTCAACCGCCTTGGCGCACGTGCGTATCCGGATGGCGGACAACAAAAGACATTCGTGCGCCCAACGATTACAACTCACACAAGCGCAGCTGCACAAGCAGCAGAGTTTGACGCAGTGTCAGCAACCACAATGGTCATTGCAAGCAATACCATCAGCAAAACCACCGTATCGGGGCAGGTCAGTTTGTCCAGACAGGATGTTGACTTTACGTCACCTGGTGCAATGGAACTGATCCTGAATGACCTGGTTGGCGAACTAATGCTTGCAACCGACAACATTGCAGCAGACGCATTGCTTGCAGCAGCAACATCTTCAGGCGTATGGGACGGAACCACAACCGATCTCATGAAGTCCATTTACGACGCAGCAGTTGACGTCTCAAACGGCACCAACTTCTTCCCTGACACAATTTTTGTGTCACCAGATGTTTGGGGCCAGATGGGCCAACTTGTTGACGGTTCAAACCGTCCAGTGTTTCCATACTTGGGTTCACCTGGTCTTCAAGGACAGAACGCACTTGGTGGCGGAAACGCAACCACATGGACCGGCTCAAACCCACTTGGGTTGGAAATCGTGGTTGACTCAAACTTCGCCGCAAAGACCATGGTCATCACAAATGCAAGCAAAGCCTTCGAATATTACGAAGACATGCGTGGCATTATGTCAGTCGATCAGCCTGCAACGCTTTCGCGCTTGTTCTCGGTACATGCTTACTGCTCAACCTTCGCGGCTGTATCAAGCATGATCCGCAAGATCACCCAGGCATAACCCGAAGGGCGGACAGCCCATGGCGGTCTATACAGTCACATTCAAGCAACTGCTTGACAACTACGCAGTGCTTACACTGCTGACCGATAGCGATATCGAGGTTGGGCAAAGCATCACGGTGGCATCTGTCGATGCAACTTTCAATGGCACATACACCGTGTATGCCTTGCCCCAATACCTCTACACAGGCACAGACACCGAAGGCAATTTGCTGTTCGATGGACAAGTGCCTATCGCCAATCAAGTGTTGTTTGCAAAGACTGCATCTGATGTCAATCGCATTGCTACGGCCACAGGAACAATCACGTGGACTGTTTCCTGCACCTGGGCAACCACGGCAATGGTGGAAAGTTATCTTGGCTTGACGCTTACAGGCGCAGACGATGGAACAACGCTTACAAGAGCTACAAATGCCGCAAACGCTTTTGCATATCGTCGCAGATTAGAAGCCGGCTATCTTTCTGATTCGCAAACAACTGTGCCGTCAGGTGACGTTCTTTTGGGAACCATCATGATCGCTGCGGCATATTTCAGACAGCGCGGTGCCTATAACGCCATAGCAAGTTTTGATGGCATGGGTGTACCACCAGCAAACGGCGTCACGCCAATGATTATGCAGCTGCTTGGCATCAACCGCCCGCAGGTCGCCTAATGGCCTACACAGACCTATTTAACGTAGGCATTGATGACCTGGCAACCAGCCTGGGCACGATCACTGGTTTGCGCGTTGTCACTGATCCAAGAAACGTGAACCCGCCATGCGTCTTCATCGACGCCCCTAGTTTCATTGCATTCAACGCAAACATTGCAGAACTAGACGTGCCGGTCCGCGTCATCACAATCGGCCCTGCCAATCTCGATGCGTTGCGTAACGTATTGGAAAATTGTGCAAAGTTACTCAACAAGGGTGTCGCAGTAACAGAGGGCCGACCCATTAGCCTTTCAATCGGTGGTCAAGACTTGGCCGCCTACGATCTCACTATCAAAATGAAAGTGCAAACATCATGACCAAATACACCATCATTAGCGAACTTGTCGGCACACCTGGCGATGAGTTTGTTCCTGACGAAGGAATCAATGTTGAAGCACTGCTAGACGGTGGATTCATCAAGTCCGACAACAAAGCCCCAAAATCTGCTAAAACAGAACCAACAGAGGAGAACCCCAATGGCATCTAGCGTCTATCTTTCAAACCCAGTATTCAAGGTGAACGCCGTGGCGCTCACCGGATTTTGTACAGCTGCAACGCTAATTCAAACATTTACTGCTCAGGACACAACAGTTTTCGGAAATGTTGCAAGAGTGTACGACCCAACTTTGCAGGACAATGAAGTCACCGCAACCTTGTACATGACCTACGGCGCATCAGAGGTGTACGCCACATTGAAGGCACTTGTCGGCACCCGCACAACAGTCATTCTTCAAGAAGGATCCACTGTCGGAAACAAGATTTGGACAGTTTCCAATGCGTATCTCGAAACGCTGCCAATCATGAACGCGGCCTTGGGCGAGATTCAATCCATCGACATTTCGTTCCTCGGTGGAACAATCGTCGAAACAGCCGTCGTCTAATCTCAGCCAAAAAGGAAACCCGACATGAGAATCAAACTAAACGTCGAAACCGTAGATGGTTCATACACGGTCACCACGACCATGGCATCCATCGTTGCATTTGAACGCAAATACAAAATCGGTGCTGGTCAGTTAGCCGGCGACATCCACATTGAATGGCTTGCGTATCTGGCATACGAATCGGCAAAGCGTGCCGGCATCACCGTGCCAATTGTTTTTGATGACTACCTAGACCAGGTGATCAACATCGAACCCGAAGACGCAGGTGCCGAAAACCCTACGGTCGCGGTACCTACCGCAGAGCCTTAGCAGAACTATTGGTCGCCGTACATTGGTGGCCACCCGATGTACCATTTGACACTGACGATCTAGTTACGGTCGCCAGGGTATTGAAGGAACAATCAAAGTGAGCATTAGCGCAGGCGTAACAGTGACAGGCACCAAAGAAGTGTTGCTTGCGCTACGCCAAATTGATCCTGAAATGCGCAAACAATTTGACCGTGACGCAAAGCAAATTGCAGCACCAATTGTGGATGCAGCAAAGCGTGACTATCCCATCAAATACCTTTCAGGCATGGCCCGCAATTGGTCGCAACGTGGCCGTCAATTGTTCCCCTATACGCAAGGCGCAGCTCAACGCGGAATCATTGTCAGGGTTTCTACGGCCAAGAAAAACCAATCGGTCATCAAAATCACTCAACGCAATCCAGCTGCATCCATCGTGGAAGTTGCTGGATCAGCACGGCGCAATTCCAAAGGCGACAGGTTCAATGCCAATCTTGCCATTGAGGCAGGCCAGCCATCTCGCGTCATGTGGCCATCAGCTGACCGCCATCTGCCACAGGTGACCGCAGCCATCGAAGACCTGGTGCGCATTGTCGCAGCCAAAATCAACAGATCGAGAGCGTTGCAGTAATGGCAATCAATATTCCAATCATTTCTGATTTTGACAACAAAGGAATTAAGAAAGCCGAAAGGGCATTTGACGAAATTGGCAAGGCTGGAACCAAGGTCAGCACGTCACTCAAAAATGCTTTCATTCCAGTTGGCATCGCATTAGGTGGCCTAGCCGTTGCCGGCGCAAACTTTGCAATGGCAGCTGCTGAGGATCAGAAATCGGCTGCATTACTTGCACGACAATTGAAGGTCACCACAAATGCAACCGATGCCCAGGTCAAAGCCACGGAAAATTTTGTTTTGCAAATGTCTTTGGCAAACGGCGTGGCCGACGACGAACTTAGACCGTCACTGTCCAAGTTGGTCAGGGGTACTAAAGACATCACCAAAGCACAGAAATTGCTTGCATTATCGCTAGACGTGTCCAGGGGCAGTGGCAAAAGTTTGAGCCAAGTAACCGACAGTATTTCTAAGGCCCTGGGCGGGAACATGGGCGCACTGGCGCGTCTGTCACCCGAAGTCAAAGACATGGTGAAGCAGCAAAAGAGTCTTGATGAGATTTTGCAAGCATTGGGCAAAACATACAAAGGTAGTGCTAGTACCGCAGCCGACACGTTTCAGGGCCGTATGGACCGTCTCAAAGTGGCTATCAACGAAACCAAAGAGTCAATCGGCTACGCCCTATTGCCTATTTTTGAAAAGATGGTGTCATTTGTCCAGGAACGCATTTTGCCTGTTATCCAAAAGTTTGTTGATTCGATCGGTGAAAAAGGCCTAGCCCAAACACTCAAAAACACAACCAAAGAAATCTTCAACTGGTACCGCGAAGCAGACGGTGCCACAGGTGCCACGCTTGACTTCGCAGCTGCCGTTGTCACTCTTGGCGTTGCATTCAAAGGGCTTGCAATCCTGTCTGGCATTGCATCAACTGTGTCAGCAATTAGCGCAGCCGTCGGTGGCCTGGGCACCGTGTCGGCCGGTATCGGTGCGGCAGGCCTTGGAACACTTGCCGCAGCATTAGGCCTAGTAGTTCTCAACATTGCAGCAGTGTTCAGTTTGCTACGCGACAAAGAATCATTGGGATACATCACCGCAGCAATCCTTGACTTCACATCCACAATTGCAAACGCATTCATCCTTATGGGCAACGCAATCATTGACGCCGGCAACCTACTAGTCAAACTAGGAAACCTTGCCCTGCCAGGCAACCCATTTGCAAGCATGAAAAACCTTGACTATTTTAGCGTAAACCGCACAATGGACATTCAGAACCGCGCGCCAACAGTTGCAAACCCATCCAACTACAAAGACGTAGGCGTGCCATCCATTGTGGTCAACACCGGCGTTGGTGATCCAGTAGCCATCGGCAAACAAGTAGCAGACGTACTAAACGCATACCAGCGTCGTACCGGTAGTGCATTGGCTAGGCCGTAATGCCATATCCACAGCCCAAGGTCTATGTCGCATTTGACGATGGCCCATATGTGTTGTCACCAACGTGGACAGAAATCACGACCAGTGTGCGTTCAATGTCTATTGACCGTGGCAGGGGGGGCGATTGGGACACATTCAGTGGATCAGCAACAGTTGTTCTAAACAACCGCGAACGCCTATTTGATCCTTTCTACACATCAGGCACCTACTACGGCAAACTACTGCCACGCCGGCAAATCAAAATAGAAGCCACCTACGGTGCCACCACCTATCCAGTCTTTCGCGGATTCATTGACGGATGGCCACCAACATGGACAAACGCCGGCGGTGATTCAACCGTCACCCTGTCCTGCTATGACGCTATGCAATTGCTTGCACAAGTGCAGCTGCCGGCAGACTGGTCACGGCAATACATCATCAATACGTCGCCACGGCATTACTACGCATGTGACGACCCAATCCTTCCCTATACCGCCGGCACATTGACGGATTCTGGAACAGTCCCCAAATCAGTCAATGTCCAAACATGGGCTGTTTCTGGGCAACAACTCGCAACAGGTCTTGTCAATCGATCGCTAGCTGGCAACCCAACCAACGCAGTCGACAACATCGCAACTAATGACCCAGGATTTGGTTTTAGGGTTCCAATCTTCACTGCGGAATCTGATTTTTCTGTATCAGCCTGGGTAATTCCTGAATCTGTCAACGCGTCAGGAACCTTATTTTGGGGGGAAACAGGATTATTTCAATGGTATGTGGGTTTCATTAGTGGCAAATTTGTTTTCAATGTCAACTTGCAAGGAAACTTCAACAACTTTTGGAATATCACCACAACCACATTGACTCTAAACGCTGCTGAACCACAACACATTGCGGTCGCTTGGACAGCATCAAGCAAGACAGCAGCAATCTACGTCAACGGTACAAACGTCACTGGAACACGCACCGTATCAACACAGTTTCTTGGTTCATCATCAGCGGACATTGTGACGGTTGTAGTTGGGCCAATACAACAAATCTGTATTTGGACATCCGCCATAACGCAAGCAACCTTTCAAGCAATATACAAATTATCGACAGCAGTTTTTTACGAAACAACAGCTGCACGCGTTGCTCGCATTATTGCAGAAACACCATTTAGCACAAGCCTTGTCAGCGCAAACGGCGCACAATACATTGCCGGGATAACCGATGACGCACCATACGCCGGCCCTGAATTGCAAATCACCGCAAATACCGAAGGCGGTCCGTTGTATGTCAGCAATACAGGCGTACTTACTCAGACGGCAACTTATACGCAATTTACGCAATCAGAGTCTTTTACGACCCAAGCCACTTATGGCAGCGGTGGTCTGGGGCTAGGGCAAAATATTGGTTTGCAATACGACGGTGATTCAATGCGCAACGTCATCAATGTCAACATGACTGGTGGCGGCGTCACAAAAGTAACTGGATCAGTTTCTACATCTACCTACGGCCAAGCAACTCAATCTTGGGACGCTTATATGCCGACCATCAATCAATCATCAGTTATTGGCAATATTTTGGTTGGGCTAGGGCAATACGTCTTTGCACGTTTTGACGACTTTGAGGTTGTCATTTCGCCAGACGCCAACTGGGCAAGCACTTTGGGACTTGAACTGCTCGAACGTATAGACGTTGCAGTTGCACCACCAACCGGCAACGTCATCAACCAAAGTTTGCAATTGAACCGCATCCGTCATGAAGTCCAACCTGGACTGTGGCAAACATATCTAAACGGCTCAGATCGTTGGGGGTCAGCATTTCGCCTTGACTACTCATCGCTCAACGGCCCCGACGTACTCTTGTACACTGCCTAGATATGGCCATCAAGACTTTTACCAGCGAAGTACTCACCAGCGGTGACGTCAACACCTACCTCAACAACGGTGGTCTGGTGTATATCACCGCCGGCGCAGCATCAGCACAAAACAGACTAAATATTGCATCCTGTTTTAGTTCCACATACGACGCCTACCGCGTCGAAGTCACCAACCTGACACACTCAACCGCCAACAACCTAATCTTGCGTTTTTCTGCAAGTGGCACCGACACCGCCGGCACCAACTACGCCACCCAACGATCCGAAGTCAACGGCGGTGCCGTCACTGGCGTTTCCATCACAGGGTCATCAGCCATCTTTCCGTCATATGCAAACAGTGCCGCCGGATCATTTGTGTCAATGAGTTTTGACATCATGTACCCATTTGCAGCCGCACCAACTACTTGTTGGGGTACAGCTGCACGCGTTGACAGCTCAACCAATCTATACAACGTCAACTTTGCCGGCTTACTCAATGACTCAACGTCATACAACGGATTTAGCCTGGTTGGCAATACTGGCAACATCACTTGTGGTGTTCGCGTCTATGGATACCGTCAAGCATGAGGCGCATAGCAATCATTGGTTTGCTTGCAATATGCCTTGCTAGTTGTTCAGACCGCACAAGGGTCAACTGCGAACGTCAGCGCAACAAGGCATTAGGCGCAGCAACCGTATTGGGACAAGTCGAAAACAACCTAGGAGCAAAGTGCCAATGAAACCAGACAACAGACACAGCAACGAAGAAATCAAAGCACGAATCGTCATGATCGTTGCTGTCGGCCTAACGCTTTCTTTTGTCAGTTCGGTGTTTACAATT